GTCCACCGGACCCTTGCATCTGCTGGGCAGACCGGGCCTCACCCTGCACGACCGCCTCGATCTCGGCGCGGTGCTGGTAGTGATACCGCAGCGGCGAGAGCGTCACATCCGGCTCCCCCGGCTCGCCATCGCGCAGGATCAGCAGTCCATCGGCCGGAACGCGCTCGGGCAGGACCTCGCCGCGCAGGGCGGTCGCGGGCAGCGCCGAGAGCCGCGCGTGCAGCGCGGCGAGGATGGCTTCTCGGGGCGTCATCCGATTTTTCCCTCTACCCAGTTTGCGACGATAGCTCCGGGAATGGCCTGCTGTTCCCGATCTGCATCGCGAGCGAGATCCAGCCGCTTCGGCAGCTTCACCTGAGGCACCAGCAAGAAGATCGGGACCGTGGTCAATCCACGTCCGGTTTTCGAGCGCGACGCCACTGCCCGTCCGCGCGTGTTCAGTCGTCCCTCGGCGACCAACAGGCTGGGGCCCCGGCGGCGGTAGACAAAGCGCAGTCGCAGCCCTGTTCGACGTTCCCATTCTCCGGGCGTTATGCGCCCTCCGCGCGGGGATTTGCCGGCCGCGGGCAGCGGAATCGTCAGCCAGAACCCAGCCTTCGACCGGATCAGCGGGCCGGTATCATGCGCGCTGATGATCACCGGTGCCTTCGACCAGACCAGCGCCGCGGCGTTCAGGCTCTGGCGCCCTCGCGGATAGGTCTGGCTCCGGATCGAGCGGGCAAGGCGCTGGCCGAGCCCCGCGCCCACGATCTGCGCGCGCCAGGCGGCCTTGAGGCTGTCGCCCGCCTCGCGCGTGGCGGTGCCGACGGCCCGCTCGCCTGCCTTGATCTCGGCGGCCATCATGGCCACCAGATCGGGCGTGATATCGAGTTGCAGCTTCATGATGATCACACCGGGCGCAGATTGACGGTCCAGACCAGCCGCTCGCGGTCGCGCACCGGCTCGCCTTGGATGAGAAACGCCTCGCCCTCGATCTCCATGCGGTCGCCGGGGCGCGGCATTGGCACTTCCGCAACGCGCATATCCACGCGCGTGGTCTCCGACCAGAGGCGCGCGTCGCCAAACCCGGTGATATCGTCCGCGCGACGGGTCACCACGCGGACGAGAACTGGCGCACCGCCTTCGGGCGTATACACGGCATCGGCCCCGATATTGCCATCCGTGAACAACGCATCAAGCGCCATGGCGACGGCGCTCATCAGGTCCGCCGCGCGCTGCGCAACACCTGCGGGCGGGTGCAGATCGGCAGCGGGTTGCTCTCGATCTCGAGGCGCACCCATTCATCGCGGTCCCGGTCCGGGATCATGCGGGCATAGAGCGGCAGGCCGACGGTGTTGACCGTCTCGAAGGTGTCGGCAGGGGCGTAGTAGATCTCGAACAGCCCCTCGACGCCCTCGGGGTAGAAATACGCCTTGTCGGTCGGCACGCCGAAGCCCAGCCCGCCCCGGTAGCGGCGGAAGGTAATGCCGCCGAAGCTGACCTCCTCGCCCACGCGGCCGCGCAGATCGGCGGCGGCTGCGGTGTTGAGATAGGTCTCGCGCACCTCCTTGTGGGCCACCAGATCGGCGAAGAAGGCCGAGCCGCATTCGGCGCGCAGCTGAACCTGACCGGCAGCGAGCCCGCCAAGGCTGTCCTCGACGCTCTCGATCAGCGCCTGGGCCCGCTTGCGCAGCGCGCCTGAGGCGGGCGACTGGTTGTCGAGGTCAAAATCCACCTCCGCTGCGGGCGTGATGCCGAACTCGGTGTAGTAGTTGATCACCGTGGCCCCGTCGCGCGGGTCCTTGACCACGCCCTGGATGCCGTTGAAGAGGTGGAACTCGAAGGTGGCCTCGGCATCGTTGCGCAGGCGGCCCAGCTTGCGCGCCACTTCGGTCTGCACCTGCTGGACGGCGGTTTCCGACCCGAAGTCGCGGATCGCCTGGATTTCCGAGGCCCAGAGCACGTCCTGCTTCTTGAACTGCCGGCACACAAAAGCGCGCATGTCGCGGCGCTCAGGCGTCTGGGACTCGTAGGCCGAGCCGCGTTCCGAGAACGGGATCAGCGACAGCGTACCGTCCCGGCTCTCGATCATCACGGTGCGCGACCGCACGCCGCGGGAGCCGAAGAGGTTTGCGCCCGAGAGGATCGCTGGCTTGAAGGGGATGTTTTCGAGCGCGCGGGTCAGCTCGATAATGGAGAAGGCGTCGCCTTCGAAGATGTCCATGGTGGCCACAGCGTGCCTCCTTCTGATCTGTAATTGACGGGGAATTGCGCCTTGGCTCAGCGCAGGATGATGCCGAATGCGGCAAGCGCCGTGGTGGCGGTGGTGATTTGCGCCTCGGTTGCGGCCTCGGGCCAGATGATCTCATGGCGGTTCACGATGGCCGGGCCGCGCACAAGCACCACACCGAGGGCGTCGGCATCGGTGGCATCGACAGCAGCCCAGAGGATGCCAGCGGCATTCTGGCTGCCATTCGTGGCAGCGGGCGCAAGGCCCGTGTATTTGCCGCCCGTCGTGATCTTGCCCAGCACGCTGCCGGGCGCGAGCTTGCCAGCGCCGGACGCGAGGGTGATAGTTTCGCGGGTGTAATCGCGCAGCACTTCCCAGATCAGGAAGCCGCCCGCGTGTTTGCCTTCAGTGAGCGTGGTCATGATGTCAGCCTTTCAGTTTGAATGTGCGGGCGATGACATCGCCCCAAGGGCGTGTGGTGGACCTGCACCCGGGTTGTGGATGATGCGGGTTGATCTGCGGCGCGGCCTCGGCCTTTGCGGCCAGAAGCTGCGCGCGGACCGCATCCAGACCGGCGTCCTCTTCCAAAAACCGCCCTGCCATCTGCGGCTGACCCGCCAGACGGCAAAGGTCGATCACGGCGCGGGCATGGGCAATCACCTCGGTGCGGATGGCAGCGGCATCGGGTGCTGCGTTGGCGATTGCAACGCAGCTTTCCGCCCCGCTCGGTTGGGTGTTCCCGTCTGCAACACCCTCGCTTTGCTCACGCGGCGCCGATGGGTCCTCTGCTGACGTTGTGGTGTCGCCTGGAGTGATGTTGTCTTTCCCAACATCACTGTCAGACGCCGCCGGCAGGGTTGCCTCCGTCATATGATCCGGATCGAGTTCAAAACCGTTGGAGGTGGCAACGGTTTCCGCGACGTCCTGGAGCAGCGAAGGCGGCGCGTTCCGAAACCGCGCGATATCAAAGCTCGCCGCAATCCGCACCGGCTCTGCCATGCGTGTGGCCAGCCCCAGTTCCAGCGCGTCATTCGCGTCAAACCAGGTCTCGGCCGCCATCAGAGCGGCGATCTCCTCCTCGGGCTTGCCGGATTTCGCCGCATAGCCGCGCGTCATGCTGGCGGCCATCTTGTCGAGTGCGCCCGCCATGTCGCGCATGTCCGCGGCGGTGCCCATGACCAGCCCCGAGGGATCATGGATCATCAGGAAGGCGTTTTCTGGCATGACGATCTCATCGCCTGCCATGGCGATGTAGCTGGCCGCCGAGGCAGCAATGCCATCGATCCAGGCGGTCACAGTCCCTGCATGCCGCGTCAGTGCGTTATAGATTGCGACCGCGTCAAAGACCGAGCCGCCGGGACTGTTGAGACGAAGATCGATGGGCGCGTCATCCGGCAGCGCGCCCAGCTCTGCCAGAAACCCCTTTGCCGAAACGCCGTAGGCGCCGATCTCGTCATAGATCAGCACCTCCGCGCCGGTGTCCCGGGCGCGGATCGTGTACCAGCTGTTCATGGTGTTACTCCTTTTGAATGGCGCGATCGTCGCCATTGCCATCATCTGCAGCGTTGCCGGGATCAGGACGCCGCGCCGGGGTGGCCCGCGCGCCTTGGGTTTCGCCGGGGCTGGTGCGGTAGTGCAGCCCCAGATCGGCGGCGCGTCTGGCGTCTACTGCGTTTTCGCGGTCGACCTCCTCGACATCATAGCCCGTGCCCTCGACCACCTTGCGCCGCGAGGTGATGCCGGCCTCCATGGCCAGCACCTGCGCCTGGATGTCCTTCAACGGGTCGACCCAATCCCAGCGGGGCGGGATCCATTGCACGGCGCGCGCGGCCGCCGGATCGGGCAGATCCAGCCGTCCGGCTAACCGTGCGGTCTCCAGCCAGCGCGCCCAGACGGGGCGACAGAGCTGATGCGCGATCACCCCGTGCTGGAGTTGCTGCACGCGGCGGCGGAATTCGACAAGCTCTGCGCGCAGGCTGGAATAGTTCGCTTGCCGCACATCGCCGGTGACAAGGTGGTATGGCAGGCCCAAT